GGACCCGTTTCTCTTGGCCCGGGCTGTCGAAGCTGCACAGGCAGCTGTCCGCAGCTCGCGGCCGTGGGAGGCGGCATGAGGAGGCCGGGATAAACGCTGTCATTCTTGTGGCCGGGCGGTTCCAAAGAGGTACACCTGGAAGCACATGAACTGCCGTGAGTGTACAGCGTCCCTGGCAGGATACGGAGTGGTCACACTCGCAGGTGAACAGGCGCAGGAGCTGCTGCAGATACCCTCAGCTGCGCCAGGGATAGTCCAGTGGGTTGGGGTCACCCTCCCACCACCTGCGAAGAAATGGGACATCCCACCACTAAACGGGGCCGTAAAGATACGGCGTGAAGTGGATGGCAAGAAGGTGTGGGTGGATTTTGAGTCCCACATGTTCCCCGTGTTGGATAAGGGCAAGCCGGCGTGGTCTACGCGGCTTGCGGGTATCGGCATTTCAGGTGCGTACCCGTGTGTTTCTGGGGTCAACGAGTCCAATGCAGTCAAGGCTGTCTGCTGTCGGATTTTCCGTCTCCCAAAGCATACCCCTGTCCCTGGGATTTTCAAGGCGATCAGCGGGTTCCTTCCGCTGCTGCTCCCTGGGTTTGTGGAGCCCGTGGTCCCTTGGGATTTCCAAACGTGGGTGGACACGATGCCTGCCAGGCGCCGGAAAGCGCTGTGCAGGGCATTTGCGGACTACAAGCGACGTGGTTGGTCGAAGCGGATGGCTGTCTTCAGTGCGTTCGTCAAGACCGAGTTGCTTCCGGGGTTCGAGAAGACCAGTGATGGCTTCGCCCCGCTTTCCACCCTCGTCGACAGGCTAATTCAGGGCCCTCATGATGCCACGCATTGCATCGCAGGGCCCTTTCTCAAGCCGTTGACGAGTCGTCTGAAAGAGGTTTGGGCCCCGAACGGGCCAATCTTCTATGCCAGCCGCTCCCTGGACCAGATCCAGGGTTGGTACCGCGCGAGCGCGAAACGTTGGGGTGTTGCCGCAGACTTCACCATGTACGACAATTCGCACTCTGCCCAGTCTTGGGCCTTTATGGAGGAGATTTACCGGGGTTGTGGCTCTGATGCCGTGCCCGACTTCCGGCGTGTGATGGAGGCTTGGCGGATGCCGGCCGGCCATGTTGCGGGGATGGGCTGGGTGGTTAAGTACGTGGCGCGCATCATGAATGCTTCTGGCCGCGACGATACCTCTTTGGCTAATTCCCTGCTGAATGGTGTTTGCACGTTCCTCTCCATGCTCGCTGCACTCAAGCGAGTTCCAGTTTGGACCCTCCGGGAGGAGGATCTGATTGAAGGCTTTGGATTGATCCGCCTGGCTGTCTGTGGTGACGATAGCCTCTGTTTCCTCGACTCAATCCCCGGCGACGACGCATCTGGGTTCGCTAAGGCTGTTTCAGCCGGATTGGCGGCCTTTGGCTTCGACGCAGCGGGGGACAAGCTCTTGGTGACGGAGAACCACGACGAGCTGGTGTTTCTTGGGCATCGACGGTATCGGGTGCGGGGGGAGTGGTGGCTCGGTAAGACGGCCGGGCGCGCGCTCTACAAGCTGGGATTCCAATCCCGGCCCTTCGCCCTTGACCCAACAGCGTGGGCCGTGGGGGTTGCGCATATGGAGCTTCACATTAGCTGCCATGTGCCACTACTCTCGGACATTGCACGGCGGGTTTTGGCCATACGGGAGGAAAAGGGACACAAGGTCACCCTCCCGCAGGACCCCTTCCAATACACGGACAAGCTGTGGCGCCTCACAAGCACCCCGGCTCCCCCGTACGATGACGACACAAAGAGGCACTTCTGTGCCGTGTACGGGCTGGGTTTGGCAGAGTTGGATGACTGTATCCGACGGATTTCCGAGATACCTACGCTGCCCTACCTGGTCGATCATCCCGTCCTCCGGCGCGTCATCGAACACGACGACCTTTGATGCGCGCCGCCCCGGGGTCAGTTCCTCTGGCCCTATGACGCCCCCCCCACTCCGGTGAGTGCCCGGTGTGAGGTGTGTGCAAGACCGGTGTGTGTTGATCCGGGGTATTCGCAGCCGGGCTGGTTACCCCTGGACCAAGTGCTTCACCAGAACAGCTTCAAGATTCAGAGCTATGCCCCTGCCAAGCATGATCCACCCGCTGATCCGCAACAACCCCGACCAGATTGCTGCCGCGATTGTCAATCCGCAGGACTCTACGCCTGTTCGCATGCCGATTCAAACCGGCACCGAGCGTACCGCAGTCCTCCCGTTTCAGGCAACCGGCACCTTGACGTTCGATGCTACCGCTGCAGGCAAAGCGAGGGCTCTCCTGTTCCGCCACACGATCTCCCCTTTGTGGCTTTCAGGGACCTTCACCAATGCCGCCACACGGTACTACAGCGAACCGGCGGAATTCACTCAGTCGGACACGGTTCTATGGCAGGACCTCCCCCTGGTAGGGCAAGTGTATTGGGACACCCCCGGAGCCACCACTTTTCCAACTTGGTGGTCCGGGTCCATTACAAATACTAGCCCTGTCCAGAATGTTCCCATCGGGCACGATTCCACTTTGGGAAAAGACTTCTTCTGGGTGCCGGGCGGTTATGCTTACATCTACATCGACAATGTAGGAACCGCATCCGGCACCATGTACGCTGATCTGAACATGTGGACGGCTCCTGGCGCTGAGGAGATCGTCGGCATCAATGTTTGGAGCATCGGTACTGTCCTCTTTCGCGTGGTGGCTCCCGGCTGGTATCGATGGGTCAACCTGCGGGTCGACTCTGTCAGCAACGCCGGGGTAGTAACGTTTCCCACCGCAGTGTGTGGATTCTCCACCGCAGGTACCTTGCCTGCTACGGGGGGCGGTCAGGTCCACGGTCTGTGGCCTTTTAACCCCCCGCCCGACTTCGGCTCCGTCACCAGTTATCCCTGGGCCTCGACCAGGTGTAATGCTGCCGCTGTCCTCATGACCAACGTGAGCCAAGTCGTCGAGAAGCAAGGTACAGTGTTGGCTGCCCGTCTCACGGGCGCTGACATGCCTTTCAATCCAGCTACCGCCACGCTCTCCACACGTATCCCGAACGAGAAGTATTTCGGTGCTTTTGAACACGGTGTTTACGGCTACTCTAGCCCGAGTCCCGAGTCACAGCAGTACCGGATGGACTATCGTTCTAGTAGCGGCGGTAACCCTCTGAGATATTCCAATCCGCTAGTGCATTTGGAAGACAATTGCTACTACAGTTCCTTCCTCTTTATGGACAGTAGCTCTTCTCCCTTCCCGATGATTGCCGTCACCGTTGATTGGCATTTGGAGTTCCGGTGTACATCACCGTTGTTCCTAACTGCCATCTCCTCCACATCGTTGGAGGCGGTCCATCAGGCACACCTAGCGGTAGGAAGCCTCCATCCTTTCTCCGAGAACCCGGACCACAAGAAGCTGCGCGGCGCTGTCATCAGCATTGCCCACAGCTTGGCGCGCACAGCCCTTGGCCCTGCCTATGGGCCAGTCAAGACGGTGGCGAAAGCTGCCTTTGACACGATGCGCCAAAACATTCCGGGTAGTGATGTCCCCTTGGAGGGGAAAAACGCGAGAAAGGGTGGGGGAGGAAAGGCACAAAAGAAGGGCAAGAAGGAAAGCAAGAAGCCCAACAACGGAACGGGGAAACCAAAGTCCAAGAAGAAGC